AGCCTGCCGCCGCCCCGCGCCGAAAGAGTGCCGCGCGGCCGATCCGCGGGACGCTCGTCAACCTGCGGCAGAGCCTGGCCGACATCAGTCTGAGCCTGTCGCCGCGCGACATCGGCCCCGAGACCGCGATCCGTGTCTCGTCGATCCTCGGGGTCGTGCGCTGGATCTCGCAGGCCGTGGCGGTGATGCCCCTCCAGATCATGCGGACGCTCCCCGACGGACGCAAGGAAGACGCGGCGATCCCCTGCTCCTACACGCTGCGGAAGCGGCCGAACCCGTGGCAGTCGGCCTATGACTTCTGGCAGCTCGTCGCCTACTGGACGGCCCTCCACGGAAACGCCTACTGCCGCGTCCTGCCCGGGCCGCGCGGCTTCTGTTCCGAGCTGCGGCCGATGCACCCGAGCCGGGTCAAGGTCGACCGGCTCTCCGACTACTCGCTCGCCTACAAGTTCTGGAACGACCGCGGCACCTGGGAACCGGTGCCAGCCTCGGAGGTGATGCACTGGCGATGGCTCTCGAATAACGGGACTATCGGCATGGCGCCGGCGGAACTGTGCGGGACGTCGATCGCCCTCGCCCGCCAGCTCGACACCGCGGCGACGGCCTTCTGGCAAAACTCCGCGCGTCCCGACGTCGTCCTGGAAACCCAAGAGAAGATCCCCGACGAGGCGATCGCGGCCCTCCGCGAACAGATCCGGACGCTCTACGGCGGCGCCGCCAACCGCGGCAGCGCGGCCGTTCTCCCGCGAAAGACGAAGCTCGTCCCGATCGAGAGTAACTCGATGGAGGCGAACCAGTTCCAGGAGCTGCGGGACGCGATCCTCCCCGACGTCTGCCGCTGCTGGGGCGTTCCCTCGACGCTCCTCGGGGATGCCCGGATGGCGAAATATTCGACCGTCGAGCAGGAGCACCTCTCCGCGCAGGTCTGGTGCCTGCTGCCCTGGCAGAAGCGTATGGAGGGCCCTGTCGATATGCTCCTCCAACCGGTCTACGGCGAGGACGTTTACGCGAAGCTCGACAACCGCGGGCTCCTCCGCGGCGACACCGCGGCCCGGGCGGCGCTGTACCAGACGCTTTGGAACATGGGGGCGATCACCCCGAACGAGATCCGCGACCGCGAGGATCTGCCGCTCCTCGAGGACCCGGCCGCGAACGAGACGTTCGTCCAGCTCGGGTTCTCGACGCTGGCCGCGGCCGCCGCCCAGGCCGGGGCCGCCGGGGGCGATCCGCCGGCGAGCGATCCGCCCGACGACACGCCGGCCGACGCGCCGCCGGATGACGAGACCCCGCCGGCCGACGAGCCGGCCCCCGGAGGGACGACCGATGTCGCAGCCTGAACGCCGCTACCTGCTGACCGCCGACCATCCCGACGCGATCGCCGTCGAGCGGCGCGACGATCAGCCGCCGCAGCTCGTCGGGATCTCGCCCCCGTGGGAGAGCCTGTCCGTCGACCTGGGCGGCTTCCGGGAGAAGTTCTCCGCGACCGCGTTCGACGGCCTGATCGACCGCAAGCCGACGGATCCGCGAGGCAAGATCGACGTCCCGTTCCTGTTCAATCACGACCCGAACCTGATCACCGGCCGGACGTCGAATGGCCGTCTCGATCTGACGAAGGAAGCCCGCGGCCTCGGCTACCGGCACACTCCGCTGCTCACGAGCAGCGGCAAGGACCTCGTGATGATGGTCGAGGATCGGACGATCACCGGCAGCTCGTTCGCGTTCACGGTGGCCGACGGCGGCGAGACCTGGACGGAGGATGAGCGCGGGAACGTGATCCGCACCGTGACGAAGGCGGGCGGCCTCTATGACATTTCCGCGGTGACGAGCCCGGCCTACCCGGCGTCGTCGGTCGCCCCTCGGTCCCTCGACCTCTGGCGATCCGCCCGCGCCGCCGCGGCCGCCCCCGGCTCCGCTCAGGGCCTGCTGATCTCGATCGACTTCGACCAGACGTTCACGGCCGCCCCCGGCCTCTGGCGGAGTTTCATGACCGAGGCCCTCGCCCGCGGAAACCGCGTCTGCTGTGTGACCCGTCGCGAGGACACGGAGAAGAACCGCGAGGAGCTGCGGCTCGCGTTCGGGGAGCATTTTGGCGACTTGGCCGGCGTCGTGCTCGCCGGGCCGGACCGACGAAAGCGGTCGGCCGCAGCCGACGCCGGCCTCTCGCCCGACATCTGGATCGACGACAAGCCCGAGACCGTGCCGGAGCCCGAGGAGACCCGCGGCGTCCGCGTGTCGAGCCTCGCCGGTGCTCGGGCCGCAGCGGCCGCCGCCGTCGCGAGGATGCGGATTCATGCCGGCTAAGTGCCCACGCTGCGGCGGTCGGGCCCGCGTCGATTCGTCGAAGCGGGCCGGGGACCGCCAGGTCCAGTACGTCGAGTGCCAGTCCTGCCGCGCCCGGTGCCGGCAGGTCGTCCCCGCGGATTCAATCTGGAGGCGCAGCCGATGACCGACACCAACGCCCCCGCCGCCGCGGCGGCCCCGTTCGACACCCTCGCGGCCCAGCTCGCCGCGTTCATGGCCGCGGCGAAGTCGTCGGCCGCCGGCGGCCTGACCTGGCAGGAGTTCGGCGAGCTGCTCGTCTCGCTCCTGCGGCTGTGCGTGACCACGCTCGACACGGTCGAGGGCCTGTCGGGCGAGGAGAAGCGGGCGGTCGTCCTGGCCGCGGCCGCGAACCTGTTCGACCTCGTGGCCGACAAGGCGATCCCCACGGCCGTCTGGCCGCTCTGGATCCTCGTCCGCCCGGCCGTCCGGTCGCTCGTCCTGGCGATCGCCGCCGGGGCGATGGAGCAGATCTTGAAACTCGTGAGGTCGTGATGATCACCGCGCTCCTGCTCGCCGCCGCCGCTCTGCTGTTCGCGAACCCCGAACACCTAAAGGCGATCCGCGAGGCCGTCCGGAAGAAGGCCGCCGCGGCAACGCTCCAGCCGCGGTACATGCTGGCCGTCGGCCTGGTGATCGGCGCCGCGATGGTCTGGTTCTCGGCTGGCCGCGACGAGGCGGCGCCGCCGCCCCCGGCCCCGGCCCCGGCGGGGCTGCACCTGCGCGGCCTGTTCCGCGGGCCAACGGCGTCGGAGGACGCGGCGACGATCGGGGCCCTCTGCTCCGAGCTGGCCGACGAGATCGAATGGGACGGCCGGCAGGCCGAGCCGTTCCTGAAGAGCGGCGTCGCGTTTGACGACCTGCGGCAGCGGGCCCGCGAGCTGCGATGCCGGGGCGTGTCGATCGGCGCCCGCCAGCCGGCGGCCCGGGACGCGATCCGCGTCTACCTCGAGGAGCAGGTCGGGACCGCCGGCGGCCCGGTGACACCGGAGCAGCGGGCGAAGTGGGTCGCCGCCCTCCGCGACATCGGCCGGGAGGCGACCGATGCGGCCCGATAGGCTTCGGCTCCTCGCCGTCTCCCTGCTTCTCGGTCTGGCCTTCGCGGCGGTCGTCGCGAGCCTGACGGGCGGCCCCCGGCCGGCCGGCTGGATCGACGAAGGCGACGGCCGGTTCGGCTGGCGGCCGGACCCCGCCGGCGTCCGCGAGTTCCTCGCGGAGCTGCCGGAGCCGACGTTCGCCCGGGCCGGGGCCGAGACGGTGGCGAAGGCCCAGGGGAAGGACACGTTCCTCTACCGTTCGGCCTACAAGGCCCACCAGGCCCTCTACGGCCGGCCGTGGATCGTCGAGCGGCAGGGCATCGGCGACTGTGTTTCGTGGGGCTGGGCCCACGGGATCTACGTCGCCCAGTGTGTCGACTGGGAGACCGGCCGACTCGCGAACCCGCCACCGTTCCCGTCCACCGAGGCGATCTACGGCGGCTCGCGTGTCGAGGCCCGGGGTAAGTCGGGCGATGGCGCCGCCCCCGTCGGCGGCTGGAGCGATGGCTCCTACGGCGCGGCTGCGGCCCGCTGGGTCCGCGACTGGGGCGTCGTCTACCGCGAGCCGATCGGCGACCTCGACCTCCGGGCCTACTCCGCCGACCGGGCGAAGCAGTGGGGCGCCTACGGCTGCGGCGGCAAGGGTGACGGCGGCCGGCTGGACGGCGTCGCGAAACGGCACCCGGCGACCCATATCGCCCTCGTCACGACCTGGGACGAGGCGGCCGCCGCGATCGAGGCCGGCTTTCCGGTGCCGGTCGCCTCGATGCAGGGCTTCGCGAACACCCGCAACGCCCACGGCTACGCCGCGGCCTCCGGCCAGTGGGCGCACGAGATGTGCTTCGTGGCCGTCCGCTACCAGCGGAACGGCTCGCCGTCCGACGCCCTGCTCTGCCTGAATTCCTGGGGGCCGAATTGGATCACCGGCCCGAAGTGGCCCGCCGACATGCCCGACGGCTCGTTCTGGGTCGAGCGGCGAGTCGTGGAGCGGATGCTCGCCCAGGAGGATTCGTTCGCGGTCGGGTCGATCGCCGGCTTCGGCTGGCGCGACCTGCACCACGGGAATTGGATGACCCCCGCGCCGGAGGCTGGCCGATGACCGTCACGTTCACGAAGCGGCACGCGATCTACGCGGCGGCCGCGGTCCTGTTTCTGTTCTGGTTCTCGGCCCCGGCCCGTGGGCCGTTCTCGCCGGCACCGTTCATCCCGAGCCCGTTCTCGCCCCAGCCCGACCGGCCCGTCCTGCGGGTTATCGCGCGGCTCGCGAAGACGTTCCTCTGGGTGGCGCTCGTGGCCGACGGACCGCCGGCCGAGGCGGCCGAGTACCAGACCGTCCGGGCCCGCGTCGGGGACGACGGGCACCAGGTCCTCGAGCATGGCAGGGGGTGGTAGATGC